ACTGGATCGTTTCCTTCGTTCTCAATTTGTGATATTCTAAACTCTCTCTTAGCATCTTCTCTAACTAGATCTCTCATCTCGTTATAAGTGTCTTCTGATAAGTTGAAGATGTGATCGTAGATGTAATCTGTTGAGAATAGTTTAGTCTCTTGCATTTGACGAGCTAAGTCTATTTTCTCTTTCAATAGAGCTACTTTTTCTTGCTCGTAGATGATTGATGGAGTAGTTAATTTAATCTCAAAGTTAGTTAGAGACTCTCCTCTAAATCCTTGAGCATATAAGTGTACTAATCCAATCTTAGTTAATTCACTTTCTAATATTCTCTGTATTCTTTCTACTGATCTAGCAAAACGAATATCCTCTGAAGCTAGAGTTGCTTTACCACTTAAGTCTTTTTCGTATCCGAAGTATGCTTTTGGCACCTTTAGTGCAGCAAACATTTTATCTCTTAAGTACTCAACGTCATTTGTACCATCGTACTCTAATCCTTTTGTAGTTTCAATACGAGTTGAAGTATCACCTCCACGAACTGGAAGGTAGAAATCCTCCATCATATTCATCATATTGAATCTCAAGTTGTATTCTCCTGTCTGAGGATCTACGTAAGGGGTCTTTTTGATGCTATTGATAGTCTTTTGCATGAACTGCTCTACCTCATTTGGTGGAATAGATCCTACATTAACATAGAACATCCTTTTCTCAGGAGCTCTCATGATACGGTGAATTAGCATCGCATCTTCCATAAGAGTTAATTGCTTGTATATCTTACGAGCTGGTTCAATATGCGATCTACCGTATGGTAAGTAGTTTGTATCTGATAGTAATCTGAAGTGGGCTACCTCGTAGTTGTCTAACGTAATAGTTGATTTGTTAGCCTTAGGTATGTAGTTTGGATCTGCTGATGAAGCTAATCCGTCTGGATCGATTGAGAATATTACTTTTGAAGGTTGTGTTGGGTCTTGTCCCTCATAACGTACCATGTTGTATACCGTGTAAGGTAGTACATTATAAACTCCAAATTCGTCTGAGATCTCTAGCTTTAAAAAGAAGTCACCATACTTACACATGTTACGAGTCCATGACCATAAGTTAAACTCAATATTCAATACATCGTAGTATAGGTTATATAATACTCTCTGGATACTCTCATCTGATGATTTGATAGAAAGAACTTCTCCCATATCATTCTTCAATGTAGCCTCATCTGCTAAGATGTCTAATGTAGATGCAATAATTGGATCGGTGTCCATTGCTTCATAATCCGAATAAAGTTGAATTCTTAATGTTTGGTGATTAAATATATTTTTGTTGTTATAGATATAGAGACGTGAGAATCTGTCTAATAGAGAGTTGGTTTGGTACTTACCAGTTGTTTGAATTTGGTTAGTATCCATTATCTTCAACTCATCCCCTCCTACGTTCCTTACTAGTATGTCAGTAGAGAATAATCGCTGTAGTGAAGAAAATAAATTTCTTTCTGCCATTTTAATTTGTTTTATTTATAAATAGTACTCCTATCCTAATAGCCAGGATAAATCCTCTTCTCCGTTAGGTGTCTTCATAAGATAAGGATTATTTTGCATAGGAGCAACATTAAACACAGCAGTATTTCTCTGATTAAGGCTTACAAACGAAGACATAGTAGCTCTTGATAAGTCCATACCCTGCTGTCTCATTCTAATAGCTGTATCCCTTACGTATAGTGCTGTAGCAAAAGGCATTACAAGGTCATCATTGTATCCTGTTTGAGCTTGAGCTTTTCCATTCTTCCAAATGAATACCCTTAACTCCCCTAATAATCGTTTTGATTGTAGTACAACTGATCTCTCTCTTACGTACTCTGTCATCTTAGCAATAACTAATGGACGAGTCTTTAGTGACATAGTAAATCCTGGAACTAATTTATCCCTTTCGAATTTAGCCATATACGATTCAACTGTTTCAGTATCTGATCTGGATGAGTAATATAGGTTCTTATACTCTCTTTCAAGTACTTGTTCAATAGTTGACCATCCAATATTTGCATTCTCCACTACAAGTAGTGCATCATTGTACTCAGATGCTATTCCTACAAGTACATTACCAAACTCCTTAGGAGATAGTTTACCTTTGTATTCAGCAACTTGTGTTACTGTTTCAATATCAAATACGTGGAATGCAGAGTAGTCAGTAGAGTCTCCTCTAGATACATCGGCAACTACCATATATGATTTTGTATAATCTGGTGATTCCCATACCCACAAGTTACCGTCAACTCCTCTTTTCTCTGTTGGCTCTTTTACGTATGTCTCTTCGTAGAATGATAGGTTCTCTACTTCAATTACAGTATCTCCAGATGACATGAAATCGCAATCACACTCTTGTGCTGCATGCTTTTCTCCTAGTTGTCTTGTTTGTTCATCTCTCCAAGATTGATCTCTTTCTGGATGTACGTCCCATTTTAGTTTAACAGGTATAAATCCATTCTCTCCTGCTTCTGCTTTTTCCCATGTCTTATGGAACCAGTTACCTACACCATTTGGAGTAGAAAGTGCCATACACTGACCTCCTGTAGCAAGAGTTTGTTGTGCTGCAGTAAACGTCTCTTCAATGTTATCGATAAACGCTGCCTCATCAATTAGAAGTAGTGATACTGCTTCAGAACGTGCTGCATCTGAATTAGATGATTTAGCTGCTATCTTAGATCCGTTCTTAAGTCTTAGTGATAGTTTGTTCTTCTCTGTAAACGGTAATTGTAGCCACTTAGGTAGATTCTCGTACATGAAAATCGTTTTGGTAACTAAGTTACGAGCTGTTGCTTGAGTAATAGCTAATGCTAGTACGTTCTTATCTTTGTGGAAGATCATTAACCATAAAGCATATGCTGAGGCTAGTGTCGATATCCCTAACTGTCTTGACTTTAGTGTAACGATCATCTTCTCATCTCTAAATAGATGAAGAACTCCCTCTTGGAATGGGTATAGGTTGAATAGGATTCGACCTCTTGTTGGATGTTGTATGTAGCAATACTTCTTCATGAAGTAGGCTGGATCCTTAGCACACTTAATGTACTCTTGTGCAACTATTTGTTTTATATCCTGTTGTGACATATTATATATGTATATAATATAAATATGGGGATATAAAAAAACCCACCTTTATGGGGTGGGCTTACTATAAATATATTAGACTATTTGTCTTCTTTATCTTCTTTTTTGCTAGCGAATTTCTTTTCGAACTCTTTTCTCAATTTCTCTTCTGCTTTTCTTAGAGATAAAATATCTTTACGCATTTGCTTAACAGCTTTTTGGTCGATATGCTCTGCATTCTCTCCCTCTTCTAAAGATGATACTTTAGCCTCTAAAGCCTCAGCTACCTCTTTCATTCTGTTCATTTTGTATTTATGAGCTGCTTCGTTAGTTCCGTGCTCGATGTTAGACATCAACTCATCAATAGTTTTGTACTTTGGAAGTGGGTTTTCTTGAACCATCTCATCCTCTGCCATTGGAATCTCTTCTGCGATTGGAGCTTCCTCAGCTACTGCTTGTGGAGCCATTCCTAAAGCTGCTTGAACCATCTCTACTAGAGCTTGTTCTTTAGCTGTCAATGTTGATTCTTCTATTTGAGCTTCTTCTACAGCCTCTTCCATGCTATCCTCTTTCTTAGCCTCAGCTAAACCGATCTCTTTTGCTATCATTGCTACTTGTTGAGATGGTGCTGATGGTGAGTGACTGTATTCTGAGTAGTCAATATCTCCTTTGTGGAATGCATCTTCTACTGCATCTAATAGCCTCTGATGCTCAGGTGTTCCTGGTTCGAACATGTCATCTACTGCATTCATTGTGCGATCGTATCCGTAATCGCTCTCCTCTTTAAGGATTTGTGCATTCTTTGTAAGTTTATTCTCTGATAAGAATGATCTTAAGTTAAAATTATCTGCCATTTGTGTATTTGTTTTTTTGTTATAAATAGTTTACTTTTTTGTTGAGTATGCTAATGTTAAATTACCTAATGCAACTCTGTTGATTTTTACTGCACTTTCACTGTCCTTAAGTTTAGCCTGTTCCTTAGCATCAACAATCTCAGCTGATGTAGGACTTGTCCATAGCATCAAGTAATCTACTGAGTTTAAATAAGCTACCTTAATTGCGTTAAGATCCTTAAGTGGGCTAGTTTGCTCACTAGACTTGACCCATGGATGGTTTAGTAGCTTCCTAGTATCTGAATGTACTTGTTCTGCTTCTTTTGGAGTATTTTCTGTTTGCACCAAATTACCCTCATCATCTAACTGTATTGTGTATTGGGTACCTTTTGTTACTACGTACTTCTTATCTCCTATTTTGATTTCCTTAGACTGGTTGTCGATGCTATCCTCTGTATATGGAAAATCTGCTAGTAGCTTTTCCAATGCTAGTAAGTACTCTTTAGGTACTTTATTCACATCAACTAAACCTGCATCTACTACTCTAAATCGAGGTAATGTCTTGAAAGGTTGTATAGCTTTTCTAAAGGTCTCTAAATGCTCTTGAAACTTAGTTCCTGCTATTCCTGCAGTACTTGCTAGAGCAAATTCTCTAGTACCTGTTCCTGATGGTAACTCTTTTATCTCTAATACCTTTCCTCCTGCTGTAATATCTTTTTCATTTGCTCCACCTATCTTAGCTCCTTGAATTGCTACTAATGGAATTAGCTCTCCTAATCCTCCTCTAAGTACTTTGTAGCTGTATAGGTTTGCAAATGCTTTTATGTAGGTATCCTTGTTCTGTACAAAGTCAGGAATACTAGCTGCTTTCTTATAGTTAGGATTAGCTAACGTAGCTTGAATTACGTTATCAGGAACCCTAGCTTGAGTTAGTATACCTTTTACGTACTCATCCTCATTGCTGATTTCGTCTTCTTGCTTTTCTTGTGCATCTTGACGAATAGGTTGATACGATGCTGCTGGTCCTCTTCCTTTATCCTTCTTTTGATACTGGTATAGTTGTGCTCCTGGTTTTGGCTTTTTTGTTGCTGTATCAAAATCCTGCACTCTAACGTAGATATGCTCCTCTGCTCCTGGTACGTGAACGTAGTCATCATCAGATTGACTTTGCTTTCCTGCTTCTACGATACCATACTCAGAGTATATCTCTTTTAGTATTTTTAAATCATCTGGGTTATTCATGTCTGGGTACCCTTTCTTACATCTGTAAGCCCACTCCGTAACTAGTTTATCTATAACCTTCATTTTTATAATGCTTCTGGTGTTTCTTCTTCTGCTTCGGCTGGTGCTTCTTCTGTACCGCCTTCTTCTGCTCCAAATTCATCTGCTGCTACTTCTCCTTCTCCACCTCCTGCTTCAGCACCTGGAAAGTCTCCTCCAGTACCTCCACCTGCAGCTGGTTCAGATGCAAATTCTTCTCCACCTGGTTCTTCACCCTGTGTGATTGGTCCATCTCTTAGTATTCTTCCAATGCTATCTAATGCTTGTTGGTAGTCTGCTGTTCCTCCTAAGTAGTATCTTCTTCCTTCAATAGTTGCTTGAAAGTCCTTACCCATCCATCTTAAATCTAATGACTGTCCATTCTTAAGTACTACTTTGAAAGTAGATGGCTTAGGTACTGTCCATCTTACATCCTCTACGAACTCATCGTATTCTGGTGTAAGTAGGGATATTAGGGTCTTCTTTACTGTTGGGAATTTACCTAGTATTTCTTGAGTTGATGTTGGTAGTACAGCTTCTTGTTCTGTAAGTACCTCTACATATGCCTCAAGTATTGCTTCTTTTAACTCACTTTTAGAGATAGCATCTCTTCTGTTTTTTAGGTACTTATCTGTCTTATCAACTTTTCCGTCATTATCAATATCGTCATCTTCTTTTCCTACTGGATCTAATGCTTCATCAACTTTATCATACTTGCAGTTTTTGCTACCTGTAAAATATGGAGTTGGATGTGATGTTCCTTTTACGTGCACATGTCCACATTTGTGGCAGCATGTTCCTTTCTTTTCGCTCAATCCAACAACTATTGTTGAAGGTACTTGTTCATCTTTCTCAGATTGCATATACCCTGCTGTAGCATCTAGATAGTCCTCTGCTTTAGTTAGCTTTGCTTGAACCCAAGCATCTAACTGCTCATCATCTCCTAATAGATCCATCAACTTGCTTGCATTTGATTGGATAGACTTTAGTTGTGCTTTTGCCATTGATGAT